GACCTGGACCCAGCCCCACTGGCCTGACGTAGCTGCCGCCATCGCGACGGCAAGCGGCTTGGCCGAGTTGGCGGTGCCGGCCCACGCCTGAGCGGAGGCGTCATAGCGGGCTCCCGAGTTGACCGAGGTTGCCGAGAGTTCGACCGTGCCGCTGGCGGCAACGGTGCCGGTGAACTGGACGAACATGAACCATCCGCCACCGAGAGCCGCATCGACGCCGCGAAGCTGATAGCCAGGCGCCTCAAATCGGCCATAGGTGGGAGTGGACAGCGCAAGCGCTAGGCGGCCAGGGCCAACTGCATCGATCGCGTAAAGATCGATGAAGCCAAGCTCACTGTCTGCAACTGTGTAAGCCATTCTTCGATCTCCTTTAAGCGATCAGCACGCCCTGAAGGGACGCGTTGCTGAGTGTCATGTTTCCGGCCCAGCCGAGCAGCTTGACCACGGCGTCCTGATTCACCGACTGACGATCGTCCCCGATCGGAACGAAATTCCGATTCTTGTGAGGGCGATAGAAAATGTAGTTGGTGTTCAGGAAATACATCTTGTTCGAGGGCGCACCGCCGCCGATACCACCGTCGAAGAACACGTCGGCGCCCATGTACTTGAGGTTCATGAAGCCGGCCGACGCTTCATCCTCGCCAGCAACCCGCTGGATCGCCTGAAGCGACTGCCAGTAGAAGTTATAGTAGTTGTTGTCGGCGACGATGAGGTCCGGCTTATCCGCTCCACGGACGCACTTCATGTAGAGCTGGTTCATGTACGGCGTGATGTTCGTGGCCGAGACGGCAACGCCACCATCCGTGGTGCCGGAGTATTTCTGGTTGCGGAAGAACGTGCCCGCAGTCGTCGAGCGGTCGATACCGCCAACAGTGCCCGTCGCCGGGTTCGAGGCGATAAGCAGCTGAAGGCCGCCGATCTGGCGCCCACCGTCCGCAGTGCCGTCGCTGTAACAGTCGATGGCAATGTTGTTGGTGAGGGTCTGAACGCCGTTGGTGATGCGCTCTTCGAGAAGGTCAAGAATGGCCTCCTCGCCAGTGTTCATCAGCGTTTCGAGGCCGCTGATCGAGATCGCGCAGGCCGCCTGGGCATAGTTGTACTCGGCACCGGTGAAGGTTTCCGACGGCGCGATGTTGAGCGTCTCGTAACCGCTGTAGCGCTTGAAGGTGCCATTTTCAGCGAACGCCATCTCCTGGACGATCGTGCGACCGCCAGAAACGGGCTTTACGCGCCCCTTCTTGCGCAGGCGCTGAAGGAGAGCGTTGTTCTTGGTGACGTTGTCGGCGAGTTCGCCGGAACGATTGCGGAGCGTGGTCGTGACCAGTTCGGTCATCGTCGCGCTGGGATTCACAAGGGACATCGATTTAAATCCTCACTGGCGCGTCACGCCGAACCGAATCCGGCATTTCGCAGACCTTCACGAAGCTCATCGCGGAGAGTGAGGGGCGCTTGGCTTCCGGTGGGTCCGGGCGAACCAGCGACCGACACGCTCGCTTGACGAGCGGCGGCAGTTTTCTGTTGCTGGGTTCGCTGCGGTTGCGCCTGTGGGGCGACCGTGGAGCGTAAGGCAGGGTTTGCGGCCACTGCCATGGCGTAGGCGGTTCCTAGATCTGGGGCCGCTCCCGTTTCGAGCAGCTGGCCCATGACGGGCCGCACTGCGTCGAAGTGAGGGTGGGCCGGATCGGCTCGAAACGCCTCAATTTCCGCGAGCACATTACTTTCATCCGCGCTCGGCGGCAACGGGGCGAACTGCTCTCCTTCTGGACGTGCTAACCTTTGCCGTAGCTGAGCGACCTCGTTCTGAAGCTCAGTTATATGCCGATCGGGCAATTGAATGCCGGCCAGTTGAGCCGGATCAATCCCGTACTCAGCGAGCAGCCGGCGCGCGGTTCCGAACTTTACATTCGGGTCGTTGGAGCGGAGCGCATTGTGGTTGTTGAGCAGCAGCTGGAGGGCCTGCTGAGGCGTAGCGTTCTGCGCCTGGATTTCGGCAACGTGAGGTCGGAAGATGTCCGCCATCTCGCGCCCGAACAGCCGCTCGCTGTCATTGGCCCCTGCCAGCCTTGCGGTCTCCGCCTCACGGCGCGATATTGCCGCCTTCGCTTCAGGAGGAAGCTGTGACCAAACCTTCGCCTCGTCAGCCCGCCACGATTTCGGGGCTACGTCAGTATCCTGGCCAGACTGTTCAGGCGACGATTGAGCCTGTGGAGTGGACTGATCTTGCGGCTGCTTTGTTTCTTGGCTCTGGCTACCTTCGGGCGAAGATGAGCCTGCGTCAGCTTCAGAAGCTGTTCCCTCCTTCTTAACGAACCGCCCATGCGCATCACGCCCATCGCCACGGTCGGCTTCCGTATCGGCCGGTTCCGCATTGGCATCAGCCTCAGGAGCCTGCGCCCCTTCATCGTCTGGCGCGGCTGAAACGTCAGCCTCACGCTCGCTGATCTCTTTCAGGCCAGCGGCGAGGTCATCGCGCAGCGAGCGCTCTTCCTCGCTCTCAGCGGTCGCGCCAAGTGCCATGTGACCTCATCCTTTCAAGCTGGTTGCGCATTTCGGCGCGAATGGAATCCTTCGGGATCGTGATTTCGTGCGGCTTGCCCTTCTCGTTCCCGACCTCGATCAGCGCGTGGCGCTTCAGGTGCTCGCGGTGGGCGCGCTTCGATGAGATGTGGGAGCCGTCGACCGCGCTGACGTAGTCGTACTGGTCGCCCGGAAGGCGAAGCGGATTGATCTTCATGCTGGCGCTCTGTGGGCCAATGCCATCCTGAACCTGCTCACCGCATAAGGGGCAGGTCGCCATCCACGGCTCACCGTCGCGGATGTACCGATTGAAGAGGCACTTGCAGGAACAGGTAAAAGCGACGTCAGGCATCGTCGCTCCCCTGATTGGCCGCGCTGATCTGCGCCGCGTCGAGTGTGGCCCCGGCGCTGATTTCCGCGACCTCGATCTGCGTCTTTGCCTGAAGCAGCGCCTTGAACTGCTCCATCTGCGCCGCGAACATCGCCTTCTGCTGCTCAAGGTGCGCGTCGATTGCTGCCTGGTTCTGCTGCGCCTGCTGATCGAGATGGGCTTTCAGTGTTTCGAGCTGCGCGGTCTGCTGCAATTCGGCGGCGTGGCGCTGGGCTTCGGCTTGCTGTTGCGCAGCGTCTGACTGAGCATCCAACTGCATCTGCTGCTGCTTCGCTTGAGCATCGGCCTGCACCTTGGCCATGGCCGGATCAGGCTTCGGCGGCTGCGGCTGCTTGGACTGTTTGACCTTGCCGTCCACATATTCGTCGATGCACTCCATCAGGTCGCGGCCGACGCGGAATGAGCTGGCGCCGAATTTGAGCAGTTCGCCGAGCAGCGGAACAGAACTCGGATCGGCCGCCGCGATCTGTCCAGCCTCGTTGAGATAGCCGGTCACCGATTGAATGAACTGGGTACGCTGCTCCTGAACCTCCGCATCATCAGCTGCGACCAGGCTGTCGGTTTCAATGTCGATCGAGAAGCGGCGCCGCGGCTGATCGCGGAGCAGCGCAATCACCTCTTCCCACGTGGGCTTCGACAATGCTTCAGCCGCCTGATCCGGCGTCATCTCGGCCTGCTGAAGCATCTGCATCGACTGCTGCTGAAGCAGCTGGAGATGAGACTGAGCAGACTTGATGGCCTGCGCCATGTACGGATTGGGTTGAGGCGCCGGCTGGCCCTCTTGCGGCGGAGCGGGCTGCTGCATCTGCTGGATTTGCTGGATCAGCGCGGCGATCTGCTGAGCCATCGCCTTCATGTCGGCGGTCAGCAGCTTCACGCCGGTCATGGCGACCAGCGTTTCCTGCGCAAAGTGAACGGCAATGATGTTGCCCAGCAGATCGACCGTGTTCCGAACGAACCGCTCGACCTCCATCTGACGCTCTTGCAGGCGCTTGGTGGCGAAGTTCGATTTGATCTTCTGAGCGGTCGCTGTCTCTTCGGGCGACGTGTTGCCCCGGATGATATCGCTCATCCCAGAGACTTCGTAGAGGTCCGCTTTGACCCGATCGCGAGCTTGGTAGAGCGCGAGCAGCGTCTCAGCGATCTCCTTCATCGGAAGGAGTTCAACCGCAGCCGCAAGGCCGCCTTTCTCGCTCAGCCCCGCCCAGTTCTTGACCGGCACGAGCTTGTTATCGAGCCCGTCGTTGAGGATTTGCTCCAGTGCCGGAACCGACGCGTCATAGACGCCAGCGGCTTTGATTGCCTTGGTGAGGGCAGCGATCCGGCCGGTGAGATCGTCCAGTTCCTTCGCCTGATCCTGATACTCGGCATAGTCTGGGATCGGGATGAGCTGGTCAGTCGTCAGCGTGGCATAGGCGGGACGCGGGCAGGGGAAGAAGTGATCGAGCTTCAGTGGGTCTTCGCGGTCGTCAAGCAGATCGGTATGTGACTTCGACAACCAGACAGCCCGCTTCTCGGACTTGATCCACATTTCATAGATCGTTGCCTTCGAAGCATCATCGCCGGCCTTCTTGCCGTCAGCCTCAGGCTTCGTGTCGAGCGGAATGGCGTTTCCGATCTCCTCACCGAAACGCTTAACCAGGGCGGCGCGATCGAGAGCGACCTTGCGCCAGACGATATCGACCTCTTCCCACGTCCGGGCCATGTCGTGCCCGAAATCCTTCCAGTGGACGTAATCGGCCACGGCTGATTCGAACGCGACGATCTCGACGGTTTCGCCCAGCTCAGCTTCATCGCCCTCGCTGCCATCGACCTCCGGCTGATCGTCGGTGTTGTTCTCGGACACCTGCGCTTCAGCCGGCTTGAACTCGGGCACATAGCGAGCCCAGACCGTACCGCGACCAGGCAGCAGATAGTCGTCGCGGGCATTGCGCATCGACGATCCGAAGTGATCCTCCGCGATCGTGAACACGAGCGCACGCTCCAGCACTTGGGCCGCAACCCGCGCCGTCTCGTTCTCAGTATCGCCGCGCTGGCCGACGATGG